GGCTATGAGCAGGGCAATCCGGGTGGCGCACCTGACCGCCTCCTGAACCGCCCCATTGTCGTGAATAACGATGTGGCTGCTCCGGCCGCCGGCGCGAAGTCGATCGCCTTCGGTGACTTCTCTGGCTACTACATCCGCGATGTCATGAGCACCACGCTCTTCCGCTTCACGGACAGCGCCTACACCAAAAAGGGCCAGGTCGGCTTCCTTGGCTGGCACCGCTCCGGCGGCAACTTGATCGACGCAAACGCGGTCAGGGTCTACAAGAACGCGCCCGCCGCCTAATGTTTGACGTAAGGGCCGCCCAAGGGCGGCCCTTCTATTACCTGAAATCCGAAGAGGTGCGCTGATGCTGCGGCCCGATTTCATTCCATCAGATCCTCCTACAAACGCGATCGTCCCGCTGGATGATATGCGCCTTCACGTGCGTCGTGATGACAATGACGATGACGAGGCAATCCTGGCCGCCGAAAAGGCCGCCGTGCGTCACCTCGAGAAGCTTACTGGCCGCCTCATGCCTGCACGCGCAGCAAAGCTCCGCTTGAGCAGACTGCCATGCGGTAAGTCCCCGATTGATCTGCCGGGAGGACACGTCCAGAGCATCGACAGCGTCTCATTCGACGGCGCTTCTCAAGATGCGGCTGATTTCACCGTAGCTGGAAACGGTCCCGCTCGGCTGATCCCGGGCGAGGAATGGCCCTTTTTCACTGATCAGGAAAAATACAACGTCGAGATCACCTACACCGTGGGCTTTGCCGCGGTGCCGGAGGATCTCAAGGCGGCGATCAAGCTCTTGGCCGCGCACCTCTACGAGAACCGCGAGGCCGTGGTCATCGGAGAAAGCGCGATTACTCTGCCGATGGCAGTCGAGACGATCGCTGGTCTTCACAGGATCCGCCCAAGATGACCGCCGGCAAGATGGACCGCCGGATCCGCATCGAACGCGCCACCGCGACCGATGACGGATTCACCAGTGCTGGCACGGTCACATGGTCGCTCCTTGCAGAGGTGTGGGCCGAGGTCACCCCGATCTCGGACGGTGAGCGTTGGCGCGCGGGCGAAGTGGCCGCGCATGTCACGCACCGTTTTCGGATTCGGTATTCCTCCACCGCCGGGAGCATCACTGCGAAAGACAGGATCATTTACGACGGGCTGGAGTTCAACATCGCCGCGCCGCCGAAAGAGATCGGCCGCCGCCAAAAGCTCGAGATCACCGCAAGCGCGAGTGCGGACACATGAGCGCGAAATTCAAAGTCGAAGGATTCAAGGACCTCGACCGAGCCCTTGCGGGGCTCGGCGATCCCAAGGCGTCGAAGCGCATATCTCGCGCAGCACTTCGGAAAGCTGCGAAGCCAGTGGCGGCAGACGCGGCGGCGAATGCGCCCCGCGATGAGACGGATACAGACGGTATCGTCCTGGCAGACAGCATCAAAGTCGGATCGAAGCTGAACAAGAGGCAGAAGCGCGTCCAGCGTCGGCGCCGCGGCGATGTCGAGCTGTATGTGGGTGTCGCAAATGAGGCCAGTGCATACGGCCACCACCAGGAATTCGGCACGGAGCATCACGCCGCGCAGCCTTTCCTGCGCCCCGCTTGGGACGCGAACACCGGGCGGATGATCGACACGATCAAGACGGAACTGTGGGCCGGGATCCGCCGTCAGCTCAAGCGGAAAGGGAAACTGTGATGAAACTACAGATCCGCGCCATGCTCCAAGACGCTCTGCCCGGCACCCCGATTGACTGGGGCGCCCGGCCGCAGGGCTCGCCGTATCCGGGCGTCGTGCTGACGCTTCCATCGGACCAGGGCGGCCACACATTCGAAGGCCCGGACGGGACCTCTGTGAGCCGCGTCCAAGTCGATGTGTATGCGCTGGGCTACGGCGAGGCGTCGAACCTGGCCGGACAGATCCGCACCGCCCTCGACGGCTACCGATCGGGCAATGTGATGGGGACTTTCCGGGTCGCTGAGCGCGACAATCGCGAAGGCGGATCCGGTGAAGCGGAACGGCCCTGGCGCATTTCTCAAGACTTCGAGGTTCATTGGCGCCTCGCGTGAGCGGTGAGCGCCGTGGGGCCACATCTCCTGGGTAACGGACAACCAAACCCAGGAGCACCCAAATGCCTGCAACAGCACCCGATATCGGCCACGGCTCTATCGCCGAATTTTCGGTCGATGGCGGCACCACTTTCGTCAAATTCGCGCGCATGGAAGGGGTTGAGTTCCCCAATCCGACTTTCGATGACGTGGATGTCACGCATTTCGAAAGCCCCGATCGGGCAAAGGAATACATCTCCGGCCTCGTCGATAACGGGGAAGTTTCGATCACGATCCAACATTTGCCGGGGTCCGCCATCGACGTCCTCATGCGCGACAACAAGGGCGTGACGGGGCAGCTTCAGCTCACCGAGAACGACGGCACCGCCGAAGTCTTCGAGGCAACGATCAAGTCCTACCAGCGCAACATTCCCATGGATGACAAAAAGGTCGCTGTGATCACCCTGCGCATCGGCGCCGAAATCACCGACGGAGGTGTGTAATGGCAAACAAGATCCGCGGTGAAGCCGTCGCAAAAACAGAGTCCGGCGACTGGAAGATCGTCGTGGACATGAACGCCATCGCGGGTTTCGAGGACGCGACCGACACCTTCTGGGCCCTTTTCGAAGGCCGCGCACGAGCCGGAACATCGCGCATCTCCGACCTGCGCCACCTGTGCCACCAAGCTCTTCTGCGCCACCAGCCGACGGCGACGCTCGCCGACGCTGGGGACATCCTGTCCGAGGACATGGACGCGTTCAACTCTGCCATGGAAGCGGCCTTCCCCGCTGCCGACGAAAGCGATGGTGAGCCGGGAAACGAGACGCCCGCGGCGTAAGTCGCGGGGCTCCGAGCTGGGACTGGGACGAGATGATCGAGGCGGGGATCTCCGTCGGTGTCTCGGAAGACAAGTTCTGGCGTATGACGCCGCGCCAGTATTTCCGCCAGATGAAAGGGGAGGGGCGTCGGCTCAAGCGCGAGGGAGACGCAAGGATCGAGCAAGCATGGATCACGGCGATGCTCTCGAGAGCGAAGAAGGTGCCGCGGCTTGAGAAGCTCCTCGAGGGTGACAAGCCGGAGAAGGTGAGCGTCGAGGAAGGTTTCGCCCGGATCCGAGAGATAGCGAAACAGGCCAAGGCAAAGAGAGAAGCGGAATGTCAGTCGGAGCAGTAATCGGCGCACTTCGGGCGAATTTGAGCCTGAATAGCGCGCAATTCGAGAAGGGCCTGAAAAACGCTCGGCGCTCTCTCGGAAAAGCGCGGGCCGACATGCAGCGCATCGCCACCGGAGCCGGCATTGCCGGGGCCGCCCTGGGCGCGATGGGCGCGCAGGCTGTCAGTGCGGCACGCGATGTTGACCGGTTGAGCAAAGTCGCAAACACCACCCCGAAGCAACTTCAGCGGTGGAGCGCCGCCACCCGCACCGTCGGCCTCGATCAGGAAAAGTTGTCCGATATCCTCAGGGATGTGAATGACAGGGTCGGCGATTTCATGGCCACCGGCGGCGGCCCGATGGCGGATTTCTTCGAGAATATCGCTCCGAAGGTCGGCGTCACGGCGGCGCAGTTCGAAAAGCTGTCCGGGCCCGAAGCCCTGCAGCTCTATGTGTCCAGCCTCGAAAAAGCCGGCGTCTCGCAGCAGCAGTTTACTTTCTACATGGAGGCGATGGCAAGCGATGCAACGCTCCTGCTGCCCCTCCTGCGCAACAACGGCAAGGAGATGGCCAGGCTCGGCGACGCGGCCGAAGAGGCCGGTGCGGTGATGTCAAACACGGCGATCGCCAATCTCGTGAAAATGGGCGAGACCTCGGACCGGATCCGGGACTCTTTCGTGGCTATGCGCGGCGAAGTAGCCGGCGCACTGGCGCCGTCTTTTGAGCGCCTTGCAGGCACGCTGCAGAGAGCGATGGGTGAGGGCGGCGCGCTCCGACGTGTCATGGTTGGGCTCGCTGAAAACGCCGACCGGATCACCGCATATGTCACCGCAGCGGCGGGGGCTTTTGGCGCGTATGCTACTGCGGTCACGCTCGCGTCTCTCACCACCAAGAAATTCAAGGCCGCCCTGGTTCGCACGGGCATCGGCGCAATCGTTGTCGGACTTGGCGAAGCCGTCTACCAATTCATGCAGCTCAAGCAAGCCACGGGCGATACCGGAAATACGCTGACTCTGTTCGGCGACCTGGCAAAGGGAGTCGTAAACTACGCGTTCGAGTCCTTCTTCTGGCTCGGAAACCGCATAATTGGTGTTTTCCGGGGCGCTTTCAACGCGGTCAAGGAGACCTGGGACAAGCTGCCTGCAGTAATGGGCGCCCTGATGGTCGGCGGCGCGAATGCGACGATCGGTGCTGTTGAGGGCCTTATCAACGGCATCAACTCGCGCGTAAATTCCATGATTTCGGGCGTGAATGCCGCGATCTCGGCCCTTCCCGACTGGGCAGGTGGCGGCGGAAAGCTTTCGATCGGCATGATTGGTACATCCGATTTCGGCCGGATCGCGAACCCTTGGGCTGAACAAGCAAAACAGGCCGGTCGTGAGGCGGGCGCCGCGTTCATGAAGGGCGTTATGACCGACACGCGCGCCGCGCCGAAGATTTTCGATGTGCCAGACCTCAAGCGGCAATGGGCTCGGATTCAGAACATCATCAAGAAATCGAACGGAACCGCAAAAGCCTCCACCGCTTTGGAGGATCTGCGCACGAAGCTCGAAGATGTTGCCACTATGCCGAAGCCCGAAACCGGCGGCGGATCCGCGCAGACTCCCGCCGCGGCAATCGACCGGATGAGCGATTCCGCCCGCCGCGCGAAGTCCGCAATGGGCACGCTGCGCGACGGCCTTGCCGGTGTCTTCTCATCCGTTCTGCGCGGCGCGGACAGTGCGCGCAATGCTGTTTCTGGTCTCCTCGATCGTCTTTCTGACATGGCTGCCCAGAGCGCTTTCAAGGCTCTGTTCAACGGCGCGATGGGCGGGAGCTTCGGATCCGGACTCGGAAGCATAATGGGGTCTATTTTCGGCGGCGTCCCCGCCTTCGCGAACGGCGGCATGGCTCCCGGCGGCCTGTCGATGGTCGGCGAGCGCGGCCCGGAGCTGGTCAATCTCCCCGGCGGATCCCGGGTCTTCTCTGCCGCCGAGTCCGCGCAGATGGCGAATAACGATCCGATCCGGTTGGAAGTGGCCCTGTCCGGTGACCTTGAGGCCCGGGTACTCGACGCGGCACAAGCCGAAGCCGTCCGGATCACCAGGGCCGGCCTCGAGGAATACGACCGCAGCGGCGCGCCGCGCCGGATGGCCGCATATCAACAGGACCCCCGGAGGCGCGGATGAGCCTGCTGACCTTTTCCCTTTCGCTGGAGGATTTCGCAGATGGGCTGCGCGTGCGCGCGCTCGGCTGGGATCTCACCGAGAACGTCCGGCATACGCAGAACGGCGGCGGCGAGGTTCTGGTTTCGGATCTCGGACCCCGGCTCTGGCGCGGAAGTGTGAAGTTAGCGCCGGATACGTTCGATGGCCAGCGCGCTGCACAGGCTCTGGCGCAATCCCTGCGCACCCGCGGTCGGACATTCTTCCTCTCGCCCTGGAAATCGCAATACCCGGCTGCGGATCCGGACGGCTCCATTCTGGGCGCGGCCACGCCCTCCCTGAAATCCCCGACGGGCGGGTCAGATGTCGTGACGCTGCAGGGTCTGCCGGTCGGGTATGATCTGCGTGCCGGGGATTATTTCTCCTTCGCATACGGCGCATCACCCACGCGCTATGCCCTGCACCAGATCTTCGCTGTCTCCGGAGCGGCCGATGCCGCGGGAGAGCTGCAGGTGCAGGTCGTGCCGGCGATCCGCCTCGGTGCCGCGGATGGTGCTGCGGTGACGCTCGTAAAGCCGTTCTGCAAAGCGGCCATCCGGCCCGGCAGCTTCAAGGCGTCCGAGATCGGCCTCGCGGTGGCTGACGGCTTCTCTTTCGAATTCCAGCAAACCTTGAGGTGACGCGATGCTGATCCCGAATGACATGCAGCAGCAGCTCCAAAGCGGCGTGGTCGTTCCGCGCTGGCTTGTGTGGATCTCGGGTCGTAACCGCGACACGGACGAGGTCGAAACTTCCGGCTTCTGCAATGACGCGGACGAGATAAATGTCGTGATCGCCGGGCAAGAGCGGCAATACATCGGCGCCGGCGCAATGCTCGGGATCGGTGAGCTTCAGTATGAAGCCGGCACTGACATCCAATACCAGCGCGTCGAATTTTCGATGGTGTCTGCCGAGGTCGAGGCGGCTGTTCTGCAATATGACCCGCGCCTCGCACCGGTCGAGATCCACCTCGCTCTGTTCAACCCGGAGACGGGCGCGTTGGTGAACACGGCGCGCGCCTTCCGCGGGTGGGTGGAAGACGCCCCGATCCGCGAAAAGCCCACGGATTATGGCGCTATTCCGACGGTTGATTTCAACCTGGCATCATCCGCCAGGGCAGGAACCCGCACGATCGCGGCGAAAAAGGGGCCTTTCTCGCAGCGGTTGAGGTTGGAGACAGATCGGGGGCGGGACTACGCCGATATGGCCAGCGAAGTGAAGGTCAAGTGGGGGCAGGAAGACGACAGAGGATATTACGCGGACTGAAGCCGCGGGCCACATATTCTGAGCAGGAGTGTGTGAGAGAGAGAGAGAAGAATGCTGTATTACCCGATAAATCCGAATGAGGCCGCCGGCAATGGCGGTGGAGGCGGCGGCTTCCTGCTTGGCGTCGCATATATCCAAAGAGACGCAGATTTTGTTACGCAGCGTTTTGCTTTCAACAAGTATCTTACAAATTGCTCTTACAAACTCACCTCCGGTGAAGTTGGGTCTCTTGATAGTGCAACCGGAAGGATCACCCTTCCCGAAGGCTGCCGCATTTTCAGACAATCATTCCATGAATTAACGCAGGGACTTTCTGGTGGACGGGCAGTGAGCGTTATCAAGGAAACGGTTAGCAATCAGACTTTGGGAAATATGGGGCAGGAGGGCATCACCGGCGTTTATGGTGTCTCTGCAATTGATGTTGAAGCAGATAATTGGGTTGAGCCAGTTTT